CGAGGAGGCGGAGTCGGCGTACGGGGCGGTCGAGCCGGGGAACGCGGCGAGCACGGCGGGCACGTCCGCCTCGTCGACGAGGGTGACGTTCACGCGGGAGGCGCTCGCGGCGATCTTCGCGACGGGGAACCCGGCGGCGGCGAAGGTGGCGGCGGTCTCGCGCTTGACGGTGGCGGTCGTTGCTGTGGCGTCCATGAGGTATTTATACACGGGTAATAGGGGGAGGGGGAAGTACCGACACGCGACGCGCCGAACTTCCCCCTCCCGAGTTACTCGGCGAGGACCCACGCCTCCAGCTCCGGCCGACACACGGGGCAGCAGCGGCGGAGCCCCCCGCGCCGCTTGATCCGGCGCTCTAGGTGCCGGTCGCCGGGCCACGTTCGGACGAGCCTCCAGGTCCCGCCGGCTTTCGCCGCGTACCGGAGCAGGTTCGCCCCGGAGCCGGCGGCGTGGTGCCCGAGCCGGTTCCCGAGGTTCCCGGCGGACGCCCACCCGAGGTAGTGCCTCGCGTGCTTGTACGGCGGGTCGAGGTGCAGGAGGTACACGGTCCCGGCTCCGCCCCGGTCGGCGAGGTGCGGCTGCTCGACGATCTGCCCCGGTATGTCGGGGCGGAGGTCCGGGCCGGGCTGCCCGAGCGGGGGCTCCCCGGAGCCGGGGCAGCGGACGCCGAGGGGCGGTCCGTACGCGGAGCGGGCGCCGTGGTGCCACACGAGCCCGCGCCGGGTCAGCGCGCACGAACGGCGGCAGACCCGGCAGCGGGCACGCGTCACGGCCGGCGGACCCGGTGGAGGGTCCACCCGTCGGCGTTGAGCGCGTCGAGGATGCGGGCGAACCACTCGTCCGACACCTCCGCCTCGACGGCGTCGGCCGTGTCGAACGCCTCGACGATCGCGGCGGTCGCCTCGGCGCGGTCCGCCTCGGACTCCTCGACGATCCCGGCGGCGACGCGGAGCGCCTGGACCTGCTCGACGAGCTGCCGGACGAGGTCCTCGTCGGAGGAGGAGCAGCGCGGCTCGTCGTCGTCCTCGTGCCCGAGGGCGAGGCAGGCGAGGGCACGGGTCGTCCCGGAGACGGCGGTCACAGCTCGACCGCCTGTTCGGTCACGGTCGCGAGGTATCCGGCCTCACGCATCCGAGCGAGGAGGCGGGCGTCGGGCCACTCCTCGGAGCGTCCGAGCCCGTACGCGAGGTCCTCGTCCCACTGTCCCCGGGCGACCTCGACGAGGCGTCGCTCGGCGGCCTGCCGGTTCGCGAACAGGGCGAACACGAGGGGCGCGAGCCGGTGCTGCTGCTGCCCAACGGTGAGGGTCCGTCCCCCGTGTCCGGTCGGCGAGGACAGGGTCACGGCGAACACGGTCGCGATCACGCGTCACGCTCGGCGAGGTCGCGCTCGTGCTCGGCGATCCGGCGGTCGGTCTCCGCCTCGTGCGCGGTCTCCGCCTCGTCCTCCGCCTGGAGGGTGCGGATCACGTCGAGGACCCGGTCGACGGCGGTCCGGAGGGACGCGTCGAGGGTTCCGCCGGCGTGCTGGACGAGGTACCCGGTCGCGACGCCCTCGGCGACGCGGAGGGGCGGGTTCGACGGGCCGGTCGGGCAGGCGTTCCACCCGGCGAGGACGGACTCGACGAACGCGGCGACGTGCTGCTGCCGGGCGAGCAGCTCGTACCGGTGGACGTTGACGGGCAGGCGGAGGGCGACCTCCTCGACGAGGCGGGTCGTCGAGGCGAGGGCGTCGGTCCGGGCGTCGGCCGCGAGGTCGCGGAGGGCGACGACGTACGGGGACAGGATCGGGCCGGGCTCGTCAGCGGTGGCACGGTTCACGGTGGACAGGGTCACGGGTTCTCCTCGTGTAGGCGTGGGAGCGTTGCCCCCCCTTTATACACGGCGAACCCTACTCGGGGGGACCGACACTCCTCCCGAGGTGCGCGCCCGGCGGGTACCGGTGCGACACGTCGTACGGGTCGCCGTGCCGGATCGTCGCGACGAGCATCAGGACGGCCGGCAGTCCAGGGACGACGAGCGGGACCGCGCACAGCAGCAGGGCGACCCACGGGCGCGGGTCGAACGTGACGACCCACGCGTACGCGGCGACAGACAGGAACACGGCGACGAGCAGCACGACCGCCGAGGCGCGGGCGCGGCGGAGGTTGCCCCTCACGAGGCGACCCGCGCCGACGAGGTGAACAGGGGGGCGGCGACGACGGACTCCGGGAGGTGCGCGTACCGGGCGAGGGCGGCGACCGCGTCGTCGTCGAGATAGGCGAACCGGCAGCGCACCGGCTCCGTCCCGCCCTCGACGAGCACGTACCCGACGCCGGGCAGCTCGGGGGCGATCTGCTCCGTCCGGGCTCCTCGGGCGCGGGCTCCGGCGCCGAGGATGAGGTCGCCGACCGGCTCGACGGTGCGGAGCCCCACCCGGTACGGGATCAGGTCGCGGACGGCGAGGGTCTCTTTCCGGGGGTCCTGCGTCGCGACGACGACGGCGACGCCGGCGGCACGCCCCTGCGACAGAAGCAAGGATAAGGCGTTCTCGACGCGGGTCCGGATCGCGGCCGGGGCGTACGCGGTGATCGAGGAGACCTCGTCGACGACGACGAGGACGAGGGGCTCGGCGGCGGTCGGCGTGTGCGTGCGGACGGGTCCGCCGGGCCGGCGGGGGTCGCGCATCGCGAGGAGCCGGGCTTGCATCGCGCCGACCGCCTCGTCGAGGAGGTCGGCGATCGCGGTCTGCCACGGTCCCCCACCGGCGGCCTGCCCGCCGTACACGAACCGGTCGAACAGGGGCGCCCCGCCGGACAACTCCGCCCCGCCTTTCGGGTCGATCGCCCACACGCGGACGAGCCCGGTGCGGATCGCCGGCCCGAGCCCGGCGAGCAGGGACCACACGACGGAGCCCTTACCGGCGCCGGTGACGCCGGCGACGAGGAGGTGCGAGCCGAGGACGGGCAGCAGCAACTCCTCCCCGTCCTCGCGGCGGCCGACGGGGACGGCGCGGAGGTCGACCGGGTCGTCGGGCTCGGGGACGGGCACGGGTGCGACGAGCGGGTCGTCGACGAGGGCGAGCAGCTCGACCTCGTGCGGCCGGCCGGGGACGGCGCGGGCGCGCACGTCGAGGACGCCAAACGACTGCGCGAGCCGGGCGCCCTCCTGGCTCCAGTCGACGACGGTCTGCCCGGGCAGCATCCGGACGCGGACGCGGTCGACCTCGGCGGTCGAGCGGACGGCGAGCAGCTCGGGGAGGTGCTCGTGCCGGCCGGTGCGGATCGTGAGTCCGGCGGTCGACGTGGCGGGCTGCCAGCGGCGCCGGTAGACGAGCGCCCGGCGGGTCCGTGCGCGGGTCCGCTGCCGCACCCACCGGTCGAACGTGGACGGGTGCGCGTATCGCCACCCGAGGAGAATCGTCACGGCCGATATTCCGGCCGCGAGGAACGGTGTCCACCCGTACCGGTAGTGAGTCCACAGGAGCCCGAGGTGCCCGCCGGCGACGGCGAGCCTCCTCGGGCGGCGGAGCAGCCACCCGAGGAGGCGGAGGAGCGACCCGAGGAGCCACGCGAGCAGGAACAGCCCGGCGAACCGGCGGGCGTACCGCTGGAGGCTCCAGTCGACGACCCGCTGCCCGAGGGACGGGCGGAGCGAGTCGCCGAGAAGCCTCACGGGGGGGACAGTAGCGCCCCCCCTATCTCACGGGCGACGGAGCCGGGCGAGTCCGGCGCGGGCGGCGGCGGCGAGGACGGGGCGCATCCGGTCGTCGACGAGCCGGCGGACGGACTCCTCGTCGTGCCCGTGCCCCCGCGCCTTCCGGCCGATCGGGGCGGAGCCGGCGGCGAGGAGGACCCGCGCCCCCGAGGCGGTGATGTGCGCCCGCCCCCGGATCGGGAATCCGGGGGTGTTGACGCACAGGGCGGCGACGAGGCGGACGTTCGTGTCGCCCGGGTTCGCCCGCCAGTCCCCCGAAATCGGGTGCCGACCGAACTCCTCGATCTGCGCTCGGGTGAGGTGCGGGCGCATCGCGCCGGCGAACCACACGCCGAAATCGTCCTCGCCGACGATCACGTCCGCGTAGGCCGACGAGGTCGAGTCGTAGTGCGCGAGCGCCGGCATGACGCCGTGGTCGAAATTCATATCGTGCCCGCCCCCGAACGACAGGACGCCGGTCGGGACCTCCTCGCCCTCCTCCGTGAACGTCGAGCCCTGCGAGGTGAACGTGCGGTACCCGGCCTCCCCGAGGCGGGGGGCGTACACCTCCCGGTCGAGGATTCCGGCGTGCGGGACGCCCCACTGTGCGATGTACCCCCACACCTGCCCGGTCGGGACGCCGTTCGGCCGGCGGCCGAGGTAGACGTGCCGGCCCGGGTCGGGCACGTCGACGCGGGCGAACCAGGAGCGCGGCGGCAGGACGGGGGCGATCGTCTCGACTTCGGCGGCGACGGAGGCGAGGAGCGCCTGCCGGCCTCGGGTCGGCTCCAGGACGCGGAGCGCGGAGGAGGCTACGACGGGCAGCACCTCCTCGACGGGCTCGGCGGGGGTGACGCCGGCCTCCTCGGCGCCGTACCCGTCGTCGAGGACGATGTACGCCGACGGGAACGCGGCGAACGGGGTCACGGTGCACTGTGCGATCGAGCCGGCGGTGACGCGCATCCGGACCCGCTCGGGGAACCCGTCCTCGTCCTCCTCCAGTACGTCAATCTCCGCCGACACCTCGCCGAGGTCGACGGACACGCCCCGGAGGACCTGCTCGCGGACGTAGTCGAGGGTCGCCCGCGAGCCGGGCTGATCGTCGTTCGGGACGAACCATCCGGTCGCCCTCCAGCCCCACACGCCCTCGCCGAACGGCTGCCCGGTCTCCCGGTTCACCTCGGCGGAGAAGTCGACCCGCTCCATCGTGTCCAGGCGCCCGCACACGATGGCGGCGGAGTGCCCCTCGAAACCCCCGTCGGGGTTGCGGAGCATCGCCATAAGCGACTGAGGCAGGTCGCGGCGCCCGAGGCTGCCCGGCTCGATGTACCGGTCGTCGGAGGTCGTCCACCCCTCCAGGACGACGGCGGGGATCGTGAACGGGACGCCGTTCTCCGGCGGGGGGAGCTGCTGATCGAGGG